ACCGCAATTTGCAACAACCTTTATCTTTCCGGACTTGAAATCTGACAAGATCCGTTCACGTTCTTTCTTCGGAGTCGTTCCACTGACCACTGCACTGTCCGGAATCTCATTGGTTAGCATTTCAGCCTCCTTTACAAACCTCGTGAACACCAGTATTCCACGTCTCGGTATTCCACTCTTAGGAGCCAGCAACCTTCTTACCATGCTAATCAGATAGCCATACAGGTCAACACGTTCAAATTCCTTTGAAAGACTCGCTTCATCGAAGTCAGCACCGGTAGAATTTCTTCTGACATTCACGAGTTCTATCCTTGTCAGGTCATAATATTTCAGTTTTGTTAGAAATCCCCTTGCTAAGAGTTCGCTAACCTGACAATAATATATGACATCACTGAATACTCTCGGTCTGGTTCTTGTAAGGAATTTAAGCATCGAACCGTTCATCGTGCTGCACAATCTGTAAGGAGTAGCAGTAAGTCCGATAATACGTCTCTCAGCAGCTGCGAAGAAATCAGCATACATTCCTTCTGTCGGATTAACCAAATGGCATTCATCAATAAGAATATACCTGAAATGCTTGAAATCTTCCATGTGATTATATACGCTACCGATAGTGGCGAAGGTAATTCTGTTTATATCCTTTCTCTTGACAGAGGCAGAATAGCATCCGGCATCAAAGATTCCGTATGTCTGCAACTTTGCGAAGTTCTGTTCCAGGATTTCCTTGTTAGGCTGGAACACCAGCAACGGTTCATTCAGCCTTGCTGCTATGTCAGCTATGATGAGGCTTTTCCCGGCACCGGTAGGCAATACCATAAGATAATTTCTACCGTTTTTCAGTTTGTAGTGTGATATAGCTGCATTACTGGCATTCTGCTGGTAATCTCTTAATTGAAACTTCATATTCTGATTATTCCTTTATGAACTTTTTCATGACAGGAAGCGCACAGAGTGACAAGGCAGTCAAGGTATTCAAGTTCCTTTCCAACAATTGAAACACCATTTACCTTATATCTCTTGTGATGCACTTCCAAAGGATAGCGTGCTCCGCAAATCCTGCACTTATGCCCATCCCTTAACCTCACATTCCTTGCAACCTTTTCCCAATATGGATTGTTAAGAGAACGTGCATAATTGGACTTGCGGCCACGCTTATGCTGCAATCTACTCATCACCTACAGCGTCATTGAATTCTTCTTCACCCATAACTTCACCATCATTATCTGGAAGCATGTCATGTTCCTTGTCAAACTCTTCATCAGAAGGTTTCTCAGGAGCAGGGAAGTCAAGACCGAACAGCTCCATCATTGCTACACGGTTCTTATCTTCCTGAGCCCACAATGATGATTTATCGTAGGATGGAATCTTTTCAGATTTGGCCAGTACGACCTTACCGTTAAGAATGGAATAATACAGGAAATACCCATTCAAAGCGATACGGAATGTCTTTGTAGCCGGAAGTTTCTTTTCATCCGTTCCTTCCTGTACTTTTGCAGCGTAATCCTTAATCTGCTTGCTCAATGAATTCAACCTTTCCTCAGCATCC